TAATGAAGGTAATAACTTGAGTGTCATGGTTCCAGTCGCTAACCGCTTGCATAAAGTACCTATCAAGTAATTCCTGAATAGAAGGGAACGTGTTACGCTTTAGGTCAGGCAGTGAGCGCCGGATAACTACGTACCTGCTCTTAGCATGTGTAAGGCATAAGTAAAGCATGGTAGAAAGTAGCCACCACGTCTTGCCGCCTCGAATTGACCCGCCAAATATTACTACTGAATAGTCGCCCGATGTGGCAACCTTAAAAGCCTCCGTTTGCTTGGTAGTTAGCTTCACGCATCCCCCTTCTCGGTCAATGTGATAATGATAGGTTTGTCGCTTGTTACCTTGTTCTCCTGCTTATCAGTTAAGCCAAGTTCACGGGCAATTATGTTTGAATTAAAAAAGCCACTTGCAGCACCTTCAAGCTTTTGCGAGTAGATACAAGCCTCTATACGTGTAATGATTTCGGAAAAGCCTTTCTGCGATTTCAACGTATCTGTAAGGCTATCCCATGAGCAATAGCCGCACATAATGGCAAATGTACTCTTTAGCATCGGGCGCATTTTAGGAAGCACTACCTGTGTTGCATCCTTCCCACGGAAGTCAACTTCAAGTAATGGGTTGTCTTCAATCCATTGGGCGTACTCAATAAAGTTATTCCAAAGTTCTTCAGGTGACTTTATGATAGTATCTCTGCCGTGTTTAAGGCGTAACTTCCAAAATTGATTTCCCTTTGCTCCCATACTTCAATCATTTAGGGTTTTGTCGCGCATAGTTATACGCTATTGCTGTTGCTTGGTTTGGTGCGTACCCTTCCGCAATCAGCTTACGGATATTCTCCTGAATTGTTGCCTTATCTTTTCCTGCTTTTAGCGGCATAGTTTCTTATCGTGTTGCAATGTTACTGCTTTCTTCCGTCACGCACATATCGGATAGGATATTCGAATTAAACACAAGGTAAAGCATGCGCCCGTTGTAAACGGTTTCCACACCCCACAGGTTCTCAATCTCTTTAAAGTTCATAAGGATGCCAAGCCCGTAGGATGTCTTTAACTCATGCTTGTGAGCCATAAAGCGGCGTGAACCTGCTTCGATCTGTTCTTCGGTCATGCTTAGTAACACATCCTCGTTGGTTCCTGCATAGGAAGCCCAAAGGAAAATAGTATCATTCTCATTGAAGAAGAAGCCTGAACGTGCGCGAGTGATTCTCATAAGGCAAAGGTATAAAATTTATTAATCAATCTTTGATTTAACGTGTTCGGTAAATTTACTCATTCGCCATTCGTAATATAGCGGAAAGCTTTCGTGTCCTTCGGGCTGCTGCTGCCATAGTCGGTATAGTGCGCCACGTAGCCGCTGGCTCGGTGTCTTGCTGCCAAGTTCCTCTGAATTAAGTTCAACAACTTCAAGCGCCTTGCTTTCTTCCTCGGTGAACTCTGACTGCTTAAACGCTGCTATACATGTGCCGCCCTTATGTAAGGTGTAAAGCGATGCCATCATGTCAGGTGATATTTCCTGCGTTTCAATGACAATCTTTATCGTCTTGTCAACCTTCGTGCTTATGTTGGCAACGTAGGCAGGGATAACAATGGGCTTATTCATATCTCCCCTCTTGCTATTGATTTAAGAACTGACTGCATTATTTCTTTCGATCCGGTGGTTGAAGCTATCTGGCAAATGTCGCGCAGCTTATCAATGTGCTGATTTGTTGCTGTAAGCATTGTTTTCCACTTGTCGCACTCATCAGCAAGCCCATCGTTATCTTGTAGCCTTAATTCGCAAATAGCCTCCAACTTCTTAATCCTTTCGTCCGCTGTTTTATACTCGTCCTTTTGAGGTTCGGTGATAGGTTCTTCTTTCTGCTGCGGCACTTCGACAAACTTCGAGGCGGGGAGTATGGTGTCGTATTCCGTAGGCATTAATGGCAAATATGTTAATTGGGCAACAGACGGACTATGATATAAATAATGAGGTGTAGGGTATTTTTGTTCAAATGGCTTTTCTTCCCCTTTTCTCCATAACAACCCCTCCTTTTCCGCTTGTACAAGCACAAGGTCGCGGATGGTGTCGTTGGGTATTTCGATGCACTCGTTTTCTTTTAACGAGGCAATCTTACGCAAAACGGGCTTGTCGAATACAGGCGCATCTTGCACTTCGATTTTAATGAAGTTCTTCGCAGAAAGCCATGTATTGCCAATTAAATACTTATTGTGATGCCTGTCGTAGTTAAGCACGTTGTAGTGACCTGATTTCGTCCACCCTCTTGGAGGTGTTACGCTTGGTCTAAATCTTACTTGAAATAGTGTGTTTGGTTTCATGGGGTTTTAATTAGGTTTACGTTGTTTTGTTTGAGTAGCACAAGCCAGTCATAACAACGCCGGATGTAACACTCATAGATTCGTGTGCCTTTCTCAGCGTGGGTAAGTTGGCTTGCATAGCTTTTATGTGTTTGAATGATGGAGGCAAATGTATAGCATTTAGATTTAATTATCAAATCTTTTTCAGGTAAATAATTTTCCATCCTGTCAAAAATCTTAGCTTCGATTTCGGTCATATTCTGCAATCGCTTTAAATATCTGATAAACCACTTGCGGCACTATTGCGTTTCCGTAGGCTTTAATGCTTTCTGCTCTCCATTTTGGAAAGGTAATTCCGTCCAGTTCGGTGGGAAGCCCATCATCTCCGCCACAAATCGGGGATTGAGTTGGGAAGTTTTGGAAGTTGTCAAATCCATCTCCGCTATCTGGTCCGTTAAATTTCCCTTCCCTCGTTTGTCCGATGTGTTCCCCCTGCTTGCTTGTGCTGTTGGTGTGCATAATAGCCTGTTTAATGTCATTGAGTGCATCGAACCTTCCTTTACTTGTGTGCTTTTCATTGTTGCAGTTGCACTGGTCGCATCCATTGCAGTCGGTGTTGGTATCATTCTGTAAAGCCTCGCCAACAAATATCCGTTCTTTGCTTCCTGTGCCAAATTCCCACTCATTCCGCTTACTGATTTGCTTGTCATATTCTCCATTTGAGCATCCATTGCTCCCGGTGTTTTTAAAAGCTCTATTCTTTTCTTGTTCGCTTTTCTGCTGTTGCTCCCTCCGTCTATTCCCGTTGTATTGGTTGTAGGCAACAAACCAAACTCTGTCCCGTCTATGTGGGGCGTTGATGGCACAAGCTGGAAGTACATACGCCCATACTTCGTACCCCTCAGCTTCCAAGTCAACTTGCACCTCGTTGAAAACCATTCCCCCGTTCCAATTAATAAGCCCGAAAACATTTTCACCCACAACGTAGGGCGGTCGAATTTCTCTAATTGCTCTAAGCATTTCGGGCCATAAATGGCGTTCATCTTCTTTCCCTTTTCGTTTCCCTGCAAGTGAGTAGGGTTGGCATGGAAATCCACCTGTGAGGATGTCAATTCTTCCTCGGTGAATAGTGAAATCTGTTTTTGTAATGTCATGGTATGATATTGCTTGTGGCCAATAGTGTTTAAGTACCTTTTTTCCAAATTCGTTCATTTCGCAATGGAATACGTTTTCCCATCCCATCCACTCGGCAGCTAAATCGAAGCCACCAATACCTGAAAACAAACTACCGTGCCGCATTTATAATCGTATGTAATGCTATCTCTTTCGCCCTTTTAATTATTCGCTCCTTTGCGCTACCTTCAATGATTGAGGTAAGCGATTTTTGCGCTTCACGCATCTTGTAAACGGATCGGGCGCTCATCTTTGCCTCGCGTTCCTCTTTTTCCAATTCCGCTTTAGCAAGTGCTACATAATGCTTTATTTCATCTTGGGTAAGTGTTATAAGCCCGGCATCTTGAAGCGTGTCAAGCTTATAAAAGCGGCAGTCCTCGCGGGGCGCTGACTTTGTAGTATTAAACCATTCAATCACTGAATTAACATATTCAAGCCTCTTTGCCTCTTGGTTCTCCTTTTCTGCCTCCCATTTTTGGCGCTCTTTGATGGCGTTTATCTCTGCGACAATAGGACGCCTGTATTCCACGTATTTGCTCAAACAATCCCCTATAACCTGAAGCCCAATCTTCCCACCGTAGGAGGTAAGGTTAACATTTAGCACGTTAACGCTTGCAAGGCGGAAAGCTTCTCTGATTTCGTTAACGCCTATGCCTCCGAATTTCTCAATAATAAGCTGCCGGGCTTCTTTCTTAAATGCTTCGTTTAGATTATCAATATGCGCCCCGCAATAATGCTCCCAAATGTCGGCTATTACTTCATCGAGTAATTTGAGCAAGGTAAACTTATCC